TGTGTGTGTGTGTGTGTGTGTGTGTGTGTTCACACAGTACCGTGTGTTTCAACATTGTTTTTTTCTCCTTTTTAAAGATTATCAATATAGTTTTCAAATTCTTCCAAAACTGTGAAATCAGCATCATCTTTATAGATAGCTTGCTTGAATACATTCAAGCATTTTTTTAATCCTGTTTTAATGCTATTGATCTGATTCATCTTTGCAATTAATTGTTCTTCCAGTGACTGCACCTGTTCAGGAGTCAGTCCTCCTTCATTGAATGAATTGCTGCGGACCAAAATTGCTAGCGTATTTGTTGTCACAGTGACTCCATCACTTGTGTTCTTGCATGACAGGTAGAATGAATCTCCTGTCATTATTTCAGCTGGACAAGCGACAGTTCCATATTTTCCAAACGTCTTATCAATGATTACATCATAATGATGCTGTTTATCTTTTGTTGTGAATCGTGCTATTGATATGCCATCTTGCCACGATTCTCCGAGATTAAAAATAAGTGTTGGAGCATTCACTGAATTCTCAGCAAACTGCTTATCATCTAAGCGTGTTAGCATCTGATCATCTAAGCTGAATGAATACATGTTCTTCCTCCTTTATTTTTTTATTTGGTCAGTTATAGGCGTACTATAAGTTTTACCTAATTGAACAATAGAATTTTTTACATCGATAAGATCATACGTAATCTCAGTAACTGGTAAAGTAACGTCTAGATTGTGAGGCTTGCTGATTACTTGGACGTTGTCATACATATGTATTTCTTCAACATCAAACCCTAATCTGGACAAATCTAAAAAAGTTATATTGATTGATTTGGTAGGAATCTGCTTTGCAATTTCTGAAGAAAAAATTTGCTGAAGAATTTGTGGCTGATCCTTGTAGCTATTGACGGCATCAGCCATATCTTTAGTAGCGACAATGAGTCCGTACCCTGTAAATAGATTTGGGTTGCAGTATGATGTTACGTTTAATGTATCGTTGCTGAAGCTATCGAATGCGCTTGGATATATTCCTGAAAATGTCTCGTATTCAGAGATTGATTCAGTAAAATCAATTAGATTCTTTCCGAACTCAATCTTTTTGTTTGTTGTTCTATATCCAGTAAGATAGTGTATTCCTACAAGTCCGCCGGACTGATCTACTTTAGTTGTATCGTTTACTTTCTCAATGCCTTTTACGTAATCAGGAAGTGCTGATTCGCTTCTATCAAGCTTAGCGTAGACTTTTACACCAAGTGCAGATGCACATTTCTGCATCAGTTCATAATTGCTGAATGACTTATATTCATCGGTTGATTCCATATCAAAATCGCTGTATTGTGCTTCCTTGTTGAAAAAGTTCGAGATATTGCTTGAATCAATCTTCGTGTCATTTACGTAGAAATTGCATACTTTTCGTGGTTTTTTGTTAAAGTTTAATCCGTCATATCCGCCTGAGAATGTCTCGTGTCCATCAACCGTAGAAATTGCTCTACGATATCGTGGAAACAATCCAACCTTGTTTAGCAGCGAATTTCTAAAAACTGTTGAATTATCAATTTCTCTATTCGTTACAAAAGAAAAGTTATCCTTAAGAAAGGCAAGACAGCCTTCACATGTTAATTTGATTCTATTGTTCCAAGACTTTTCATAGCTGACTAATCTTCCATAAAAAATACATTCATCATCATTGTTTACATCACCGTTCTTAAAAACCTTGAAATAGTGAAGCAGTGCTTTTGGAGTGTATAGAAGCTTCTTATAAAAGAAATGATTTTCATCAATTTCAACTGTAAAAGTATCAGCTTCATTTTCTTTTTTCGATACTGAAGCACTGTATATTCTTTTTGTACTGTCTAGCTGATTATAGAAAATTTCATCTTTGCTTACGAAATTATAGTCATAAGTATTATTGCTTATAAGCACATTCCTTTCTTCCGCAGTCAATCCATCTTCGTAAACATTAAAATAAACAATGCTGAACATTACAATTCACCTCTCTGATAAGTCAATATCAATCTAAAATCATCATTGCTTGCATATCCTGACAATGATACATCATACAGACTACCCCACACGTTGAATGAATGGTAAGTGTTGTAAGAGTAAGTCTCAACTGTTCCTCTCTCGACGTCTTTTACTACGATATTTACATCATCAGTTAAATCGCCGACAACTTCACAATTTACTATTGTAGGCATGCGCCCAAAATCAAAGCGACTAATTCCATCTTTTGTTAATACGTATCTTGATTCATTTATGAGCTTTTTGTATGGATACATATCGGCATTAACTTCTACAGTACCAACTACAACACCTTTTAAAGTGTCGCTTGAAAGCGAGATATACCCTTCGTAATAATAATTAGGTGTTTCGTACAATACGATTTTAAGTTTCTTGCCATGAATTTTCTTTGCCATATCATCAATGAGTTCACGCCACGTATGGAACTTCGTATTAATCAATCCGTTTATGATCCTGAATTTGAATTTTGCATTTCTTCTTTCAAAAACAGGATAGTTATTAATGTTATATGTTGCATCAATATATCTATCAAACTTTCCGGGCACTTCTATAAACTCTTTTTTCTGTTCAGGGTATGGAAGCTCGCTGTCTTCAAGAACGAGCCCCCATTCCTCATAAGCGTTATAGATTCCGAACGATACATTTTTTTCGCTTAAAATATCTGTCATTTTAATCCTCCTAGAGCATCTTCATCTTCGCACCTAAATAACGATTGATATCGTTACCAACAGCACCCACAAGATTCTTTTTATCAATATATACGTTGGCATCCTTTTCAATAAGCTTATACATGAGTGTAATAAGCGTATCCATTTTAGAATCAGCTGATGCTCCTGTGCTTACGATAGCATCACTTGTCTTAGTACTTCCGATTGACGAAACCATTGCGCTCGACATGTTGATCATGTTGTTTCCCAGCTTATCAAGCGACTGGTAGACTTCAGGAGCACCTTTATCGACACCCTGAGCAAGCCCTTTTGCAGTCATAAGTCCGACTTCATCCCTGAATGCTCGCGACGGGCTGTGAATCTTAAGCTTTTTCTTAAGCTTCTTAAGCATCTTGTTCCCAAGACTGTTAATCGTGTTGAATAGGTTAGTCTGACCTTTTTTTATTCCTGCGTTGATACCTGCAGTCAGCTGCTTGCCTAATGTATTCGCCTGTTTTTTGGTAACAACGCCAGCCGATTTAAGCTTTTTAATGTACTCATTTTTCAGCGATTCAATCTGATTGTGTGCATCCTTCTTGGCCTGAGCAATCTGAGCGTTGATAGATGCTTTCAGATTGTCATTGTCCTTTACGGCCTGCGATTGTGCCAGCGAATTGCGCTGATTGAATAATGAAACATATTGCTTCAATTCACCGGATGTCATTGAATTGATTGCTTTAAGCTGATTGAGACTTGATACATCCATCTGTTCAAGTTCCTTATATAAGCCTGAATTTCTTCCTAGCTTATTTCGTAATGACTGCATTACGCTTGAATATGTTTTTAAATCATTTACCTGTGAATTAAGATTTTTTGTAAGCGTATATCCAAAAATAGGAGATTCTTTTGAATACTGATCAAACAGTCCTGTCTTCAATGAGCTTGCTCTATTTGCTACTGCGTCATTGTACTGCTTGTTTAGATCATTGATCTTGTTGTTCATGTCCTGAATTGTCTTAGTGACATTGTTCGAGAATGATTTAGTTGCACTTTCATAAGCTTTTGATGCCTTGTTGAATTCCTTTTTGTTGGCTGCAGCCTTTGCCATCTTCTTGCCGGCTGATTTGACTCCTTTTGTTCCGTGCTTTATGCCGTTTTCAAGTCCTTTGGCTACATGCTTTCCGGATTTTTGCGTTTTTCTTGATGGGCTGTGAATGTCAAGTTCATCATTCAACGCCTTTACAGTTGCATTTCCTAAAAATTTGGCTGTTGACTGTGCTTCTTTGGCACTGTTTCTTATTCCTTTTGCAAGACCTTGTGTAAAGAAGACACCACATTGTGCAGTGACTCTTGATGGACTCTTGATCTTAAGTGCAGACTTCAGCTTGCTGACAAGTCCGTTTGCTATGCTCGATACAGCACTGAATGCACTTCCTGAGCCGCTTCGGATACCTGATGCGATACCAGCAGCGAAGTTTGACCCTGCACTCTGCGCTGATGACTTGCTGACTGCGCTCTTGACAGTAGAGCTTGCCTTGTTTCCAACCATCTTGACTGCGCTTAGAACTGAACCTAAGCCGCTCCTTACACCTGTTGAAGCACCTGCCGGAACCTGTTTACCAGCATTTGAAGCACTGCTCTTGATGGCTGAATTGTCATGCTTCTTTAATTTGGCATTAAGTTCCTTGATGGCCTGCGAAACGGAAATCTTTCCACTGTTTACACCTGATACCAGTCCTTTAGGCACATTGACACCGGAAGCTTTGGCCTTTTCAAGAAGTCCGTTGAACTTCACGGAATTCTTTACAAAATCAGTGGCCGTCTTGACTGACACCTTTCCGCTCATAATCCCTTGCGACATTTCTTTTGGAATCTTGACACCGGAAGCTTTGGCCTTTTCATAGACTCCATTGAACTTTATCAGATTCTTAAGTTCAGCGAGACTCTGCGGAATGGCAATCTTCCCTTGCGCCATGCCTTCCTTGATGCCTTCAGGGATCTTGATACCGGCATTCTTTGCCTGTGCGATTATCGAAGCAAAATTAAGGTTATCAAGTTCACTGTTTGTTTCCTTGATTTTGTCAGTCGTTTTCTTATGTGCGTCAACAAGCTTTGCCTGTTCACCCTGCAACTGCACAAGCTGATTGCTGTACTTCTTGGATCTGTCCATGGCTTCATCCTGAGCTTTGGTATTTCCGGTCAGCTGTGCTTTCTGATAGTCAGCGTTTGCCTTGTCAAGTTTGGCCTTGACTTTATCCTGCTCCTGCTGATTGGCCTTAAGCTGCATTGCTTCTCTGATTGACTGTGCTTCAAGCTTTGCAGCTTCGATTGATTTCTTCGTTGACTGTTCAGCAGTAGCTCTTACAATCGCTTCTTCCTTGATTGCCTGGATCTTGCGCTTTATGGCTTCCGTAGACATATTGAGCTTGTCTTTTTCAGCGTCATACTGAGCGTTAAGTCCAGGCATGAGAGCGTTGAGCTGAGCGACCATAGCTTTAAGCTTCTGCTTTTCAGCTGCAGTCTTTCCGGTTTTTGAACCAAGCTCACTTACACGATCAGCAAGCGTGCTTGCTACAGTTGCGTTCGCATTGATTGATGCAATGCTCTTATCGTATGAAGCACTTGTCTTTGAAACCTCAGCGCTGAGCTTTCTTGATTCTTCAGTGACTCGTCCTGAATTTATAGCTACCTGGTTCTGACTGTCAGCGTAGTTCTTCATTGCGGCTTTTGCGACAAGGAACGCACCACCAACAGCTGCTACTGTGCCAATTACAGGCAACAGTGCTGAACCGATTGCACCTAATGATGCGGCGCTTCCGGCTGCTGAAAGTCCAGATATCTGAGCAGACAGTAGCTTGAATTCGCCCACAACTTTAGGAACTGCGGCAGTCATTGCACCAATGCCTTGTGCCACCTTGCCAATGACAATCAGTGCAGGACTTGCTACGGCAACAGTACCAGCGATTCCTGTGATCAGCGTCTTTGTAGCAGGACTTGCTTTAGCCAAGGCTGATGTGAGATCTTTTGTTCCATTTGCTAGCGACTTCATGAGCGGAGTCGCTGCGACAAGAAATTCCTGTCCTAGCTGAATGCCTGAATTCTTAAGATTGTTGACTGCCTTTTCAGCCTGCTTTGACGGGCTGTCAAGACGCTTAAGGTTCTCAGCAGTCTTTCCTGTCGAGTTCTGAACATCCTTCAATGACTTGTTGAAGTTCTTCGTGCCGCCATTAAGAAGCGCCAAAGCACCCTGTCCAGCTCTTACGTTTCCAAAAAGATTCTTGAAGTCGTTTGAATTGCCATTCACAGACTTTGACAGAATCTTGATGACATCACCTAGAGACATACCGGACTTCATCAGTTCGCTGAATGATTTGCCTGTCTTTTGTCTCAATATGATATCCGTCTTGCTTCCTGTCTTCGAAAGCTCGTTCATCATTGCACGAATCTGAGTTGTTGCGTTAGCAGTATTGATACCCTGTTTAGTCAACGAAATGTAAGATGCAGCCAAGTTATCAAAGTTAACATTAAGAGCTGATGCAGTTGGAATAACCATTCCCATGCTCTGTCCTAACTCATTTACAGTAGTCTTTCCTTTATCCTGAACTTTAAGGAGCTTATCACTTAAAGTGGCTGCTTCACTCGTCTTTAGCTTGTAGGCATTAAGAGCAGTAGTCAGAAGGTCTACTGATGTAGCTGAATCAGTGAATCCGCCTTTCGCTAGATTTGTAGCAACTTTAGTGAACTTAGCTACCTGATCTACAGGTACGGAAGCACTCAATGCCTGATATGCAGCTTCAGTTATCTCGGTAGCACTCTTGCCTGTATCACTTGATACTTTCAACAAGTCACTGCTCAGCTTTTTGAGTCGTGCACTGCTCAGGTTGGCAATCGTGTTGACCTTGTTCATGCCATTTTCAAAGTCGCTTGCCAATTTGACTGATGCGCCGATTCCAAGCGCTGATGCGGCTGATAGTCCTTTAAGCTTCTGCCCTGCACTCTCAATGGCCTTTCCTGCGTTCTGAATCTTTGTGCCTGTAGCGATGAATTTAGAAGCCCACGCACTTTGAGTAGAGCCGAATTTTCTATACTCACTTTCCAACTGCTTTAGCTTTGTCTCAGTCAAGCCTAATTCAGTCTGAAGCTTTTTGTATCTGTCACTTTTAGGGTCAACTGTTGCCATCTCTTTTCTTAATGCTTCAGCTTTGCCTTTTGTAAGCTCAATAGCTTTTGCCAAATCCTTTTGCTTTGAATTCAGCAGTAATGTAGAAGATGGATTGAATTTTAGGCTTCTGTCCAAAGAGCGAATTTCTCTTTGAGTAGAATTGATTTGCTTGCTAAGGCTTGTCATACTGCCTTGAAATTTGGTCGTATCGCCATTGATTTCAATCGTGATACCTTTTTTCTCTGCCATATTTTTCCATCCTTTCATAAAAAAATAAAAAGACACATCAATCCTGAACTCAACGAGAAGTGCTGAGCATTTTTTGATGTGTCTTTAATGATTAGAAATTATCGAAATCGGACTGATCAGCAAGAACAGCGTATTCAGCATCATCATTTGATGATTCAATAAACATGTCAAGCACCATTCCAAAAGTCAATGAATCCAGTGATTCCATTGATAATCCTAACTGTGATGTGCGTAGAGCGAATAGCCCAACTGAATTTTTACGGTCTATTCGCTTGCTTCGTTTTTTTCTACTGCAGTTCCGGAACAGTTGTCGTTCCAGCAATTTAATAAGTCAAAAACAACTTCACCTAGATCTTTTTCGCTATATGAATCTAGCCAATCCAGATATTTAGGCATCTGCTTCTTGCTCGCCTGCGAAACTGCTACATACGCAAGCCCCTTGAAAACTTCCTGATTTACATCAAGACCGTCTTCTCTTTCAGACGCTAATGAAGTGTCGTTGAATTTTGCAAGATCAGCAAAGAAATCTCTGCCAATCATCTGATTGTAGAGAATTGGTGTAATTGCTGACATTCTGATAGCTACATCTTCTGAGCCTAATTTAATTGTTCTAGTTACTCCGCCTTTTGCCATACTCATAACCTCCTTAAATTAAACTCCCTGCGCTGCTCCGTGCACTGACTGATACCACGCATTTGCAGCTTCAGCAGAAGTTTCAGAGCATGTTTCTGCTTTTGGAATATTTACACCATTGATTTTTACACTTGATGCAGTAATCTTTACTGTTTCAGTTGATGGATCAATAGTCGCTTCTTTAGTCTTACTGCTGATGTTTGGTCTAGTAGCAGTGCATTTATAGAGTACATGCTTTCTTGCATTTGCATCTCCATCGAATTCAAAAAGTAGTGCAAAATATTTTGTTGGCGCATCCGCATTTTCCATCAACACATTGTCTGTATCAGCAGTGAATCCGTAGATTGTTTTTTTGAAATCTTCAGGCACTAATGCGCTTTCAAAATCTCCATCATATCCGTTGTTGGCGTTGCTGATATAGTATTTGATTCCATCAGCATAGAATGTATTTGTTTCTCCCTGTGCTTCAAAGTTGGCTGATACTGCTCCGGGCCACGCTTTGATTGGACCATATGTTGGACCATTCTCGCCTTCCGATAATAATTCAGCATAATGTACATTTTTTAAATTGTATTTAACCTTATTTTGTGTTGCTGTTGGCATTTTCTATTCTCCTTTTTGGTATATTTCTTTTTCAAGCATCACATCAAATTCATAAGCTGTGATGTAAATTTTTTCTTCTTTGCTATACACTTGCCCTTTCGTAAAAGAGCCAAATTCTTTTCTTGAATCGATGATATCCTCAATCTTTTGTTCAATGACAGGTTCAATCTGTTTTGTAATGAGTTCGATGTCTGCGACTTCCACTTTCTTGTAGATATGACCATCGCCAAAAACATTGTGTGTTTCCACAAAATGAACTGCACAATATCCGCCTCCTGTATTCTGCGACAGGTTCGCATCGCTGAAATATCTTCCAAAAACAACAGGAACAGGCAGTTCATCTTCAAGAAACTGCATGAAATCAGTCTTTCTCATAGCTTCGACAATCCCTTTTCTATGAGCCTTTCGAGTTCAGATTCAGCAGCCTTTACACCTTGATCAATGTGTGGCTTAGCTGCAGCATGACCTCCAGTTGGTCCATACTGATTGGAAATTGAGTGCCCTTTTTCTATAAGATGAGGCATTCCAGGAAGCTTGTTGTAGATTGTTGCTTCGGAGCTGAAAGGATGCTCCTCAACCTTGCAAGACCAGCTTTTTCTATACTTTCCTGAGGTTTGAAGCGAAGAAACAGGAGAAACAGTTCTTAGAACTTTCGCCCCTTTTCTTCCGGCTTTGCCAACCGCATCTTTTACAACGTCCTGAGTCTCTTTTGATATGTCCTTCAGAATTTCATCCATAGTAATAGAAAATTCATCAGGGCTTACTTTGATGTTGCTCATAGCGTTCCCTCTCTTCTCTTGACGTAGAGCTCTATCATTTCATCAGAGCGAACATATGTTCGATAGACTTCATACGGAGTGCCTTCATATTCAACGATCTGCTCATGATTGTAGTCTCCACTGAACATCCTGAACTTCATTTCAGGTCGGAATCCGTTTCGGCTTCCTTCAAAGAATTCCTTCTCCGATACGCTTTCTTTTGTACAGAACACTTCTCTCTTATGCGTATCTCTCTTTTCTCGCCTGTATTCATCTTTGGTGATGGATACAGTGCATAATTTCAATACTGTGCTTTCAGCCATTGATTAATCTCCCCAATCAGTATACCCAGTAGCATTGCTGAGCTGAGACTTTTGTTCATCATATGACTTTTTCAGTTTGTCGTAGTTTGTTGGATTTCCGAAATTGCAGCATACATACGTAGCGATTGCTCTTCTGATAAGAGAATCTTCAACTTCATCAATGTGTTCAATGTCAAGTTCATCATTTACGACTCCGGCAAGCCCCAAGTCCTGAGCACCTGCTCGAATCAGGTCTGAAAGCAATGAATCATATGCAGTTGTCTTGATTCTCAATGTAAGTTTTACGTATTCAAGCATTGCTTATCCTCCCTGTTCATTCAAAAAATTGGAAATCATCTGAGCCTTTGTATCATCAGTAGATACAGTGGAATATCCACGGCCAATAGCTAGATCATAGATTTGCTGCTTAGTCATGGATTCCAGTTCAGACTGTGTATAGCTTTTTGTTACTCCCCCTGCTGAGCAGCCTGTCCCTGCTGCGTAGCCTGTGTTCTTGTGAAGGTAACCTTTACAAACGCGATTGGGTTTTCAAGACCAGCATCGAATAATGAATATCCTCCGATGATGTCCTTGAATGTCTTTGGTTCAACATCAGACTGGATATATAACTCTTCAAAATCATTAGTCAATAATGATGCAGGAACACCAAAATATGCTACATCATCAGCGATGTTTCCATCTTCTTTGACTTCAGAACCTAAGATACGCCCTGCTACTTTAGGATCAGTAGTTGATGTTTCAGTGAATAATGGTCTTCCCATCTTATCTTCGATTCCGAATAAACCTGTATAAATAGTCTTGTTATTCGCATAGACTCTCTTGATACCATTTTCGCCGATTGCACCAAAGATTTCTCTGATTGTATCAGCAGTGTATGTCTTGTTAATCATAACGTTTGAAGCTGCAATACCATAAGTTGCATCATCCAATCTTGATAAGATATGCTTTTCTTTTGCATTCGCAATACGCTTAGCGATATGATCAGTCAACCATGTTTCAAACGCATCAATTGACTGCCATTTCATTTTTCTTGTGATGACTACATGTTTCTTGATTTCAACACCATCAAGTGTCAATAAGTCGAATGTATCCTGTTCATCATCATTCGCAGCACCTTCAGAAGTGGCAGCAGCATCTCCCTGATTAATGGCCTTATGACGAGGAACTCCGAATCCTGATGTCATGTTTGAATGAGTTGAGTCTTCATAAAGTGGAGAATAAGATTTTACTAATTCAACAATCTTATTCAATGTAACTCGTGGAACGATATTGCCTGAATTTGATGTTGTGAAAGTGAACGCAGCTCTTTCTTCCTTGTTCATTTCCCCAAAAATCTTCTCACCGCTTCTTCGTGTAGCCATGTCCTTTAACCATGCCGAACGATATTCTGGTGAATCAGCACCATATGTTTTTGAACGCGCAGTTGGCTCTTCAAATTTTTCTAAAACGTCATGGTTTGTATCCACTTCATCGATTAATTTTTTTCTTTTTTCGATGGCATCTTCAACATTTCTTTTTTCTTCAGTTAACTCTTTGATTCTTGTTTCAATTTTGTCCAACTCTTCTGAAGTGATTGAATCATCAGTCAACTTTGAACGACATTCTTTTAAATCAGCTAAAATTTCTTTTAAATCTCTCATGTTTTTCTCCTTTTCTAATTAAGTTCAGTTTCAATAATAAGTTTCAGTCGCTTCTTTCTTTTTTCTTCTCTCATTCGCTCCGCTTCCAGCTCCTTGATCACTCCGTCAAAAAGACTACGAGAAGACAATTCCGTCATATCGTTAGCAGGAATTGATACTGCTGAAACATCATATAATTTGTTGATCTTTGTGATGCGAATATGCACTTCTCTAGTGCCTGATTCTTCATCATCAACGATTGTTCTTTCAGTTCCACCAACGGTGAATCCGAAAGACATCCTATCGATGTATCCTTTATCGATATCTTCAAAAAGCATTCGTCCTCTTTCGTTTCCGCCAAGATTTGCAGTGACCTTTAAGCCATGATCATCAATATCAAGCTTTAGCGTGTCATTTCGGCATCTTGCGTAGACGAATCCTGTATGATCAAACTGCATGATTACATCGCTCATGTCGCAGTCATCGAATGCTCGCTTGTCGATAGATTCATACAGAGTTGTGTTCCCGAATCGATAAAGTTCATATTCGCTGTCGAAAGTTGTTGCATATCCTTCAACAACCTTTTCATCCGAGTCTTCTTTTTTTCTTGTCTTTAGTGGCACACCAATCTTTCTATACTGACGACCACTATTCAGTTTCTTCATCTTCAGTTCGTCCATTCGTTTCTCCTTTCTTTGCAACATTGGAATCAGCTTTCTTTACAATATTTCCTTTCATATCAATCAGATAGTATTCGCCGCGAAGCGTATACATCTGGCCTAGACTGTTTGGAAGTGGAGGAAGGTTCCATATTTCACGAGCTTCATCAATCAGAAGCATTCCTCTATCCATCATTGATTCGGTGAACGCTTTTTTGTCCTTGTTCGACATATACTGCAGTCTATTTGATGATAGAATCACTGATGAACCGGCCATAAGCTCCTGTTCAGTAAAGAGAATCTTGTTGAAAAGCTCAGTAAGTCTTATTGCAAATGGCTCAACAACTCCTTCATAGAAAGCGTTGAGTTCATCACCGATTGCTGAGTTATTCAGAATGTTTTCACTAACGCCAAAATATTTGTTGATGTTGTCGTTGATGATTTTCATCTGATCACTGTCAACGACGAACGCATCATTCTTAAGCTGTTCGATGTCTTTGTAAGTGTTTGGGAACAACAAAAGGCCTCCACCATCACCGGCGAACGCCTTTTCGTTAAATCTTTTTCTTTCTTTTGTAAGGTCCTCGTCGCTCATGAAGTTATTGACCTGAGCCATGAACCTGTATGTTGCACCGTTCTTGATTGATTCCTCAATGCCCTGCGACTGCAGTGACACAAGATTCATTGTTTCATTCAGTGCAGTATTTTCAGTGCCTGCGAATTCATCTTTGTACTGAAACCTTGTAATGATTCCAGCACGCTCCATTTCAATATAGCCTGTAGTATTGTCCTGGAACGTGTATTTTATCCACAGATTGTTATCTCTTGAACGCACAATCATGCACTTTTCAGGAAGTGCAGTAAAGAATCCGACAGTTCTTTCACTGTCATCACTAAGCAGTGGAAGAATGAACGCACTGCTGCTGATGTCAAGAATAGTCGAGACTCTATAAATGAACTGTGACCAAGTCTGCCAAGGATTAGGTCGCAGTTGGATTCTCTTCTGTTCGATATTCAAAGACTCGATGCCTGTAAAATGGAACTTAAGTTTTGAATTGTGCGTTGCTCTTGCATCAATGGCTCTACGTACCTGGATGCTTTCATATATTTCACCGTCAAAATTACTAAAAGAAGGACTATATCCAACAACCATTCCGGCTGAAAAACCATTGACTGCAGCTGATGCCTGATTCTTTTTCTTAATAAATCTTTCAAAAAATCCCATGATCATATCCTTTCTATGAGCAGTTCTTCAACTGCCCACCAATTTCCTTGTAGTATTTTTGCCTTACAGTCATTGCATCCAATAAGGCAGCACATCCATCAATATGTGCTCTTTCTTCAATCTTTATTGCCTTGACCTTTCCGATTTCGTTATCACTCTTCAAAGCCACATTAAGCAAGTGCGCTTTCATGAGATCGTTGTTTCCGATGTTGAAATCACCATTCTTTATAAGCCCCTCAGTCTCTCGAATGACTGAACTTAGATTGAATCCCTGATTTACGTCATCCATATGGAATCCGAATTCATCCATTGATTGGACAAGCTGCTGAGCACTGTACCTGTCGTAGCCTATCTTTAAAGGATAGATTTCATACTCGGTAACGAGCGACTTGAACCAATTGAAACAGTCTCGATAATCAACGAAGTTCTTACCGGACCGGTTCAGCAGACCTCTCTGAATGAATATGTCATAAGGAACGCCTTCTCTCGCAATCATGTATTCAACCTTCTCAGAAGGCATCCAGAACTTAGCAAAAAGATAGAGCACTTCATTCTTTTCAATGACAATGCACGAGCTTGTCAAGTCGGTTGTCTTTGACAAATCGATACCGCCAACGCAATAGCATCCTCGGAAATCTTCAAGACTTAGCGCATGATCAGACACATTCTTCTTCACATCAATAGCGTTGAGCCATGCCGTAGATGAAGACTGCTTGATGTTGCAGTACTTGCATATGAACTCGGCTTTCTTTGAAAGAGAGCCCATAGCCTTTACTATTTCTTCTTTGATAAAATCTTCTGAAACCGAAACTCCCAAATTTGGAAGCGACTTTCTCAGTTCATTGATATCATTCCATTTTTCGATATCGTCAATGATATAGAGAATCGGCAAGAGCCTTTTCTCTTTTGAATCGCCCAGAAGAAATCTAGTTGCACGCTTCATCAGTTCATCATAGATGCCATCATTGATGTAGTTTGCAGTAGTTATTGACAGGATCAGTGGCTCTTCTCGTGCTCCAAGTGCTGACGCCATAACTTCATACTGCTTCAACCCCTTAGCGGCTGGCCAAGCAGCGATTTCATCACATACAGTAAGCTGAGGGTTGAACCCATCAGCTGTCTTGTCGTTGAAAGCAAGCTTAGTGACTGACGTGTTTGTCT